GGTCTGTATAGGTGCCGACTGGTTTAGGTGGAATTGTGCTATTTTCAGTGTATTGATAACGCCATTGCGTTTGCGCTTCCAGTGCAATAATCATAGTCTCTACACTTTCGGCTTTAACAGTCACTTGGCGACTATCGTTATAGGAATAAGCAATAGTTGCTGTGTACTCCTCTTTCATATCGGTGTTATCAGGTGGGTATGGTTCAACCTCACCGCTATCTGGTGGAAACCAACCGTCTGGAATAACAAGCGGTGTATTGGGGTCAAGAATGATAGAAACGCCACGTGACGCAGCAGCGCCAGAAGCAGAAGATGGAGCAGTATCACCATCCCAATAAAGACCGATAACAGTAGCATGCAGGCCAACAGCAAGAGCGCCAGAGATAACAATAGGTGCAGCTGCAGCCAGTGTTAAACCTGTAACAACAATAGCGGTGCCAGTAGCTAAGTATGCAGCAACATCCCATTGCAGTGCAGCAGTAGACGTTAAACTAAAGAAAGCCAACGTTAAAAGCAGTTTGATAAGGATTAGTTTTTTAATCATCGCTTAAGCCTTTGATAACAGCCCAAGCGCAAAGCAAGCCCGTAAAAAACATAGAGAAATTTAGTATTTCAGCAGGTGTGATGTAGATGGGCATTGTGTTGTCCTGAATGGAAAAAGAGCCAGCCTTTTGAGCCAGCTCTTTATTGTTTAAAGACTTTTAATTAAAGACCTTTAACAGCTGCAATAACCATTTTTGCAGCCTTCCATGCTACGTAAACACCAACCATGATTGCAGCTACAGCAAGGATTGCAGCAATAACAGTTGTGAAGTCAACAGAATCAGTTAAGGTAGTCAAAACAACTGGTGCAGCAGAAGCTAAAGCAGAGAAGCCAGTAAGACCAACACCAGCTAAAGCACCAGCAATTTTTGCTTTTGAAATACCACGTGATTGAGCAATACCAATCATTTTGTTTAAGTGATTAACAGCAGCTTGTTTATTTGCAAATTTCATTTTTATTACTCCAATTAAAAAACCACCTAAACGCAGGTGTTGCGACTAAGGAACTGTACCCCTAGATTTTTTTAGCCTTTCAGCTAAAACCTTTTTACCAGCGCTTTACAGCGTTGATAATCATTCCTAGATTCTTTGATAAGTACCAAAGAGAAAAAACCGTTGTAAAAGCAAAGCCAAACATAGCAGCAGCTGCGGTGTAATCGTATGCAAGAGCATCAAGGTTACATGTACCAACTACGTTTGTAGGTAATGCTTCAAGCGTTTGGTATATTCCGCCCGGCTTTCTTACTTGCAACTTCCAGACACCAGAATCAATGATTGGTCTGTAGTGATAAATACCATCTGTAAACACTTCTGTATAAACGCCCTCGTTGGTGTAATGAGCATTAACAGCATCTTGAAAAGTGTTAAAGCAGTGGAGGCCTGCGTAGTAGCCATTAGCCATTATTTAATTGCTTTCAGGTAATTAGCCATCAAACGTGAAGCCCTAAGTGCAGTTCTAGCTGCTACCAGTAAAAGACAGTAGTTAAACAAATCTCTAGCTTGCTCTTCTGTCTCACCGAACTTTTCCATACGAGTTTTAATGAAGTTTTGCTCAATCTCATTAGCAACAAACTCTTTAACATTAAGCGTCATACCCTCAGCAGGTCTTTTATTAACAAGCAAAATCATTGCTCAACACCCCTTAAAATCATGATGTCTTCACCCCTATTCCATGTGGTTGAAACATCTACACCCATAAATGAGGCAATTGCAAAAACTTCTGTGACAGCAGTTCTAAAATCACCACCGTTATTAGCGTAGCTTGACCATACAAACTGTTTGTTAATAATAGGCTTTGGTATTTCACGTGCTGAAGAGTAGCGTTTTAAGCCTAATTGATTTGTAACTTCGAATGACTTAGCCATGTACTTAGTCATATATTTAACAAGCTGGAAAGTGCTAAAGTTGTCTGACTTACGACCAAAGGGAAGCTCACGATAACGCACATTGATAGCGCCCTTAGTAAGCTCACCTTTATCGTTTTCGTTACCATTTAGCGCCACGTACCAGCATGCACGGAGCAAGGCTAAATCTTGTTTGCCTAGACATGCAATATGCATGTGATATGCACCACGCTCTTGAAATTCAGGAACAGCTACATAAGCGTATGGGCGCTTTTCTTTACGTGTTTTAAGGATTAGTTCGCCTTTAACTGTAACTAGGTCTTTATTACGAACCAATCTTATGAATTCTTGAAATACAGAGAAAAATTGAGAACGGTCAGTGATGTTTTCTCGTGTAGTGAGGGTTAGCATGTGGTCAGCACCCATAGAGCGGACAGCATGATGCACGGCCTGTTTAGCACGTGTAGCAGAGCGGCGAATATTCTCTAAACGCTTTTCTTCAGCTTGCTCTTCAGTTAGTGTTTTTGGGTAGAGTGTAGTCACGCCTTTAAACGCCTCGTTTGTTTTTGGTATACGGTGTTTTATTTTCCGCATTAACAAATCAACCGTTTTGTTAGCAAAGCTTGTGATTTTTAATGTGTACTCATAAGGACTATTAAAATCGTTTGCATTTGCTAGTTCAAATGGGTTTATAATTGATTCCATGCTGTTGACCTCTACGAAGGTTGACAAGTTAGAAAGCCCTTAGACGTTGGTAGCGTTTAGGGGCTTTTGTTTTATTAAGCTGATTTGCCCACTGGTTGAAAGTTAGAAACAGAGAACTCAAGCTTGCCTCTATCACCTTGTTGAACTACAAGGTCTGCCATGTAATAGCCAGCATCATATTTATTAAGATTTGCACGAGCTTCTATTGCTTCAGGTGTATCACCGTCAGGCGCATTTAAGGTGTGAACTGCTACCTTGCCCTCAAGAAAGCATTGCAATTGGCGCTGATGCCATGCACGACCGTTATATGAACGTTTTTCGATTGGTGTTACTGCAAGAACTTGAACTTTGATTTGTGCCATGATTTTAATTCCCTTATATAGACCCTTGTAGTTTTAAGCTCATACGCGGGGTCAGGTTCGCGTTGAGAAAAATTAGTTACGCAGTGAGTTCGTGTTTTGTTGGTTGATACATAAATTATGTGTTGACATAACAATACATAATTTATGTGTATTGTGTCAATAGATTATTTAGCAAATAATACGATTATTAACAAATAATTTATTTGATGGAGAGCCAAAATGAGAAACTTAGACGAGTTTTTAGACAAAGTTAAAGAAATTTCAGGCAGCGACTACAAGACCTCTAAAAGCATTGGCATTGCAAATCAGCTAATTGGTAACTGGCGTGGAAAGATAAGCATGCCTAGCAATAAGCATGTTATCGAAATGTGTAAATTAGCAAACTTGGATTTAGGCGAGGCAATATTAGCCATTGAATACAGCAGAGAAAATGAGCGACCGCTCAAACAAGCAGGTTTTGGAAATGTTGAGTTTTTAAGCTCGTTGAGTTTAAGCGCTTTCGGTGCAATGTCACTTACAAATGTGACAACACTAGAGCAAGCCCTACTGACATGCGGAATTGCAGGTGCAGCTTATGCCTCTCTATACATTATACGAAATAAATAATCAGAATGTTTGGTTTGCTTTTGATATGTATATTTTGGATTTCCAGCCTGCTTTGCAGGCTGCAACTATAATCATCATCTTATCTAAGTGCTATGCTGCG